TAACATATGCTGAGCAGGTGTTTTTACAATGTGCTGATAACTACACAGATGAACAAGCCACAGAGATACTGTTATGGCTATCTGCACACATGGTCGCGGCGACAGGGCCAACAAATGGTAGTCTAACAGGCCGGTCATTGATGGATAGTAGCAAGTCATGGGCCAAGGCATCGTTAGGCGAAGGGCTGAAAGGCTCGACTTATGGCCAGATGGTGATATCGTTAGATAAATGTGGATGCATTGGCAGGATTGGTAAAGGCGTTGCATCTATCAAGGTTGTTTTGTAATGTACGAAACCGACGACAGAGATCAGATTGCAACTTACTTCGCGCCGTTATCAGTTGATAGCTACGGGCACACCACTTTTGATGAACCAGTGACAGTGTTATGCCGGTGGAGTGATCAGATCAACGTCATTAGCGACGCGCAAGGAAAGCAGATAACTACCGGCGTGGTCGTGTCGCCTGTTTCGTTAGTTGCGGTAAATGGCCGCATGGCGTTAGGCGAGTTTGATACGGACGACGAGGCACTAGCAGCATCAAGAATCATCAAAAGCGTTGCTGTTAGCCGCGCCTTGGATGAAGAGTTATACATGATCAAGGCTTGGTTGCAATGAGCGGCAATGCTGATATAGAAAAGGCGTTGAAGGAATTTGATAAAGAGATTCAAAGGATAAAAGGCGCTTCCCAAGCGGCATTCTGGGAAGCTGGATTAAAGATAATCGGCCGTTCAATGGAAAAGGTGCCTGTAGTGTTAGGTAATTTACGCGGCAGTGCATATGTTAGAAACAAAGCTAACGTTTCAAGACAAGGAACTAGCGCAGATAAAGGCACAATACCTTCCGATAAGATTCCTGATATCGGCGTTGAGGTTGGGTATTACGCAACTTATGCACTGCGCATGCACGAAAGCATGCAGAAAGCGAAGGGTGAAGAAAGGCAAGGTATAAAAACACAAGCCGATGGCCGAGGCACTTACTGGGATAACGGTTCGCCTAAGTTTCTTGAGTCGGTAGTGCTTGAAAACCTTGATTTAATACCGGAAATAATCAGAAAACGCACAGAGATGGATAAAGACAAAACAATATGATTCCTCCAAGCGTACATGTTAAAGAAATTATTGTAGAGGACGACACGTTTAATGTGTTGCCCATCTATATTGGCACTGCTCCTGCCTCGCCTGCTGAGAATATAACCATCTATGACACAGGTGGAGTATGGGCGCACCCAGAATTTTCTCTTAATGACTTAACGGTTATGATTACCGTTAGATCAAAATCATACGCCAAAGGTTATGCTACCGCCTATGGCGTAAAGCAGCTGCTAGAGCAGTTGCGCGGCTGGTCTAGCTACGCATGGAAATACACAGGCTTCTGGCTTGTCAGCGGAGTTAATGCGTTAGGCAGAAACAGTGACGACGTGGAAGAGTTCACTATTAACTTTTTGACATTGCGCGAACCTACATGGAATCTGCTGCCAGTGTTTGACGTTAGCACTATCACAGGCAATGTAACCGTTAGCGAAGACGGACTTACCGCAACAGCTGGAACAGGTGGCGGCACAGTGTCAACCTTTGATCTTTTTGCTGGCGGCGTTATGCGCCGTGGCTTATACATCACTGTAAACGCTGGTTTCACGTACGGCTCGCTGCGATTCACTGGCGGTGGAAAATCAGCTGGATTGTCTCCAGTGGGCATGAACACTAGCGCTGCTGTTAGTCCGTTTTCAGCATTCGATCAAAGTCTAGTTGGTGTTGAGCTATGCTTGGCTGTTGATTCTGTTGGAACTTATGGTACGCTCTACGTGTACGTTTCATCTACGCCAAACACTCCTGTATATGTGTTAGCGCTAGATTCTCATGGCGGGCCAGTTGGCAGCTTCCCAAAGTTTTTGTTTGGCGATGGCCCAGGAGCACAACATGGCAGCATAACCATATTGCGCACTCCAACGGTTTCCCATAGTGGCGTTACTAACATTTTAGGATAGTATTATGAGCACAAGTTCAGGCGTTATTAAAAGTTCGGACGGATGGGTAGAGCTGGCAACTAACGGACAAAGCTTTATTTTTAGCGTTACAGACAGAGGTTATGATATATTTGTAAATATGTCAGACACTGAACCGGCTGAAGATGATTTTGGGTTTAGAGTTGGCCAAGCAATACCATTTGTTAGGGAAGATGTAGACGGCAAAGCATGGATAAGAACAGACGCGCCTACAGATGTGCGTTACGTGATTTCAACAGGCGTTAGATTTAACTGAGAGATAAAAATGGCTACTACATCGGGTTTAATACAGTTTTCTGACGGCTGGGTTGAAGTTGCGACTAACGACCAGAATTTTATCATCGATATTCAATCGCCTGGCTATGACCTGTTTTTGATCATTGCAGATGAAGAGCCAGGTGCATTCGATTATGGGCATAGGGTTGTTAGTGGCGACCTAATGCGTCGAAATGGCGCAGATGGCAAGGCTTGGATTCGCACAGATTCACCAACAGATATTCGTTATATAGTTTCAACTGGCGTTATTCAGCACGAAAGCGGCATGACCTCGCTGTTCATGTATAATGATGCAAGTGACGTTTCGACGTACAAAAAACTGATGCCAAGCCCCTCAAGTGGAGGCGCGCAAACGGTTGTTGTTAGCTCAGCTACCGGTACAGGCGTGGCGCAAGCGTGGGTTACTGAGCCTAACTCGCCTAACAAGACTTATATACCTATCGGTATTATGCACGCGCACATTCACGCCAAAAAGACTGGCGCGGGCAATGTCACGCTGTCTAATCAGATATACAAGCGCGACGTTGCAGGAACTGAAACACTGTTATTCACTACTGATAGCACGCCGAATCTAACGACGTCTGAAGTTTCTTACAATCTCGAACAGTATAACGATGCCATTGTGGCGCTTAACTCTACTGACAGGATTGTGATAAAGACTGTTTACACTGTAGCCAGCGGTACACCGACAATAACCATCTATTTTGAAGATGCGTACTTGTCACGGGTTGAAATGCCGTTTAGTACAATTGCACCGATTTCGTCTGATTTTATCAGTGGCACTCTAACATCTGCGTCTGGTGTTGTGACTGTTGATTGCAGCTCTATATACACACGATATGCTATAACGCTAACTGAAAATGTAACCAGTTGGGTGTTTAACAACCTGCCTGCTGCCACGCATTATCGTGATATTTATGTTGAAGTGACACAACATGCTTCAGCGGCTAAATCAGTTGTCAGCCCAGCAACAAGTGGTAAAACGGCAGGTGGGGCTTGGACTGTTAGCTCTACATTATCAAGAGTGGAAATTCTTGGCATGAGGATATTTAGCACAGGTGTTGTGCATCTATTCCCGAGTGGAGTGATGGGGTGATATATGATGTTAAATCAAATGGCTTGTTCAAGGACAAAACATCTGCCGGGTGTTAATTACTCATTCAATGGAGTTTACACTTCATTACCTGCATTCTTAACATTTAATAACGCCACATACACCCGCAACAGTGTAAAGCACGTCCTACAAAACGGAGCACTTGTACAGCTTGCCGCTAACCAGTTTGGCACCGATCAAGACCCTGTGACAGGGCTTTACGGCTATTTGCCTGAGACTGCGGCTACTAATTTGTTGCAGAATAGCGGGTGTATTGGCGGTGGTGTTGCCCCTACGAATTGGACAGGTGCAACGGGAATAAGCGCACCTGCAACTTCAACATATAATCCATATTGCGTTGCATATTCACAGACAGCAGCAGCTTCTAGGCCGTACATAGTCAGCAATTCTGTTTCTGTTTCAGCAAATACTGTTTACATAGCACAGATGTATGTAGAGAGTATATCTGCAAGCGTTATTGCTTCTCAGTGTATTTCATTCAGCGGAAACCCAGCAGGATCTACAATATCATTTCCTATCTGCGAGGCAAACCCATCAGGAGGAGTCAACGGAATAGTGAATTCTGGCATACTTTCAGTTGTTTTAACTGTTGGAGCAACAGCAGGGACTGCTTCAGCAAGAATGGGTCTCGGTGTTGCAGCATCAATGACAGGAACTATCCGATTCTCATCGCCCCAACTAGAAACAGGTACATACCCATCAACATGGATTTTAACTCCAATAGGTGGAACAGCCACCCGCGCAGCAGACGTTCTATCTGTGCCGCTTGCTAATGTTGCAGGGTTTAATGCTGCTGGGTATACGATGTTTTATGATGGAAGGCAGATTGTACAATTGTCAACAGATAGAAGATCTATTGCTATAACTGATGGCACAACATCAAATAGAGCTTTCATAGCATTAACAACAGCCAATGCTTATCAAACTTTAGTAACATCTGGCGGATCTGATCAGGCTAATGCTATTGAAGGTACTGCGGTAATAGGAAGGCATAAAATAGCAGCATCGGTATCACTTAATAATTTATTAACTTCTATAAATGGTGCTAGTGGTTTATCTGATGTAACGATGTTAATGCCCGCATCTCCTACTACTTTTGAAGTCGGCTCAAATATTGGTGCGGCTTTCAACGGCTACATCTTCAACGCCAAACTAATCACCACTCCACTCACTCAATCACAACTTAACGCGATTACGACATTATGACATTCTACTTAAAATTCAACACACAAGAGAAGGCAATATCTGAGCTTACAAGCGCAGGTTATACGCTGTCGGAATATAACGACACATTTAGCTCAATCGGCAGCGGATGGGGGACAGTGTTCCAGGTTCAGAACCCTGCTGCGATTGATGAAAATGGCGAGCCTGTAGTGGGCATTCCGGCCGTCTATGATGGGTGGTTTGCGAATGTGTATGACTGCGAATTGCTGCCTGAATCATTGGGAGCGTTTGAAGTGCCAGTGCCTGTAACGCCTTATAATGTCGTTGCTTAAAACTATAAACAGCGCCATACCCTCTGTTGCTAACTTTTTTAGCATTACGGCATGGCCTTCTAACAGCAGAGGAAGAATAAAATGCAAAAACCAAAGATCGTAAAAAACTGGCGTTCATCTTGGAAAAAATTCAGCGTGCAAGCGTTAGCGTTATCAGCGACGATATCAGGCGCTTACTTTAGCATACCTGAAGAGCTGCGCATGCTGATACCTCCACAGGTGGCGCTTGGCATTACAGGCACGATAGCAGTGTTAGGCGGCATAGGCAGCCTGATAGATCAAGGGCTGAGCCATGAGTGAGCCGTTATATCTAACGATTGCACGTAAAGACATCGGCCTTAAAGAGATTGTTGGCAGCAAGCATCACCAAAAGATTCTGGAGGCGTTCAAACTTTCAGGCGCGACATGGATAACCGACGACGAAACCCCATGGTGTGCAGCCTTTCTGGCATCATGGCTGTTAGCTGCCAAGTTTTCGATTCCAAAGTCAGCATATAGGGCTTTGTCGTGGCTAACGTATGGCGCTGGCCTGTATCACCCAATGCAAGGCGCGATTGCAGTCAAGACAAGGCAAGGCGGTGGCCATGTTGGTATTGTCACCGGCGTGACGGCTGATAAAAAATATGTTAGGGTGTTGGGAGCTAACCAAAACAATATGGTTTGCGAGGCGTTCTACGCAATAACGCAGATCAGCAACTACCGTGTGCCAATTGGCGTAACACTAACAGAGCCGCAAATTTGCGAGCTTGGCGAACTTTCAAAAACTGAGCAATAGAGGTATAAATTATGGCACGTCAAAACGGCAGAAACTTTTCGTTAGTGTTGGGTGGAACTAACACTATTGCAGTAATGGAAACGCACAATTTCTCTGTGAATCTAACGCCTGTTGATGTTACCGGCTACACAGATAAAGGATTTATTACGCTGTTATCCACACCTGGAAGCAAACAAATTACGTTTGACGCCTCTGGCCAAGTGAATGATACATACCTGCGCTTGCAAACGCTTGGTGGTACTTCAAAGTTTGCCGATGCTGAATTAAACTGGCTTGCAGATGATGATAGCGGCGACGTTATATATACAGTCACTGTTGATTTGCATATCTCTGTCTACACTGAATCAGGCGTAGCAAAAGACGGTGCTTTGAAATTTAGCGCATCGTTTGCATCCTCTGGCGAGTGGGTTGGTGCTATACCAGGCGTTTAAAATCTAACATAACTACCGGAGCTTACAAATGCAAAATGATTACATTGTTATAAACTTCAACGAAAAAGATTATGAAATTCGCTACACGTTTGACTTGATCAGGAAGATCAAGGCTTATGGCGTTAGCCTGCCTGACACTTTCGTAAATGTTACAAAGGGCGGCGGTGACGAACTGTTCAAAAACTCCTCAATCTACATTGACGAAATTATTGATATAATTTCTGCATTGTTGCGTTCTGTAGGGTGCAAGGAAGCAACGCCAGAGGCTGTTCATAATCATTTCACGCAGCAATCAAGCTTGATCGAGGCAACTGGCTTAATCATGTGGTTAGGTACTCAATACTACCACATTAGCAAAGCGGTAAAAGTTGAGGAGCCTGAAGCAAAAAAGCCTGTGGCGAAGAAAAAGAAGAAAGCGCCAGTGAAATCGACATAGGTTTAATGTTTCGCGTTGCATGCGGATCGTTAGAAAAAGGAGGGTGGCAGTTGCCGCCTTCCGAATTCTGGGGGATGACACCAAAAGACTGGTGGGAAATATACGATTTTAACATAGGCGAAGACATAAAGGCCGATGAAGAGCGTGACGAAAGACTAGGCACGATCCTGCAAAACATACTTAAAAAAAGGGCTAACAAAAAATGATCAGGTTTGTTTTCGGTGCCGACACTACGGATTTTGACAAAAAAACCGGTAGCATGAAGTCACAGCTAAAACAGCTTGGCGAAGAAGCCCGCGCCAGTGAGGAAAAGTTAGCTAAAGGGTTGGCTGTTGGCGCAACCATTGCCGCTGTTGCGTTTGGAAAGTTGATTAGCTCAAGCATGGATGCTGTTAGAAAACAGCAGGAAATGATCACGGCCGCAGATGGCGCACAAAAACAACTTCTCTTAGCCGCGCAGGCTGCTCAAAAGTACGGCAACAACCTTAGCCAGATGGACTTAAATTCTGTTATGAATGCCTCGTTGGCTATTGAGGACATGACCGATATGGCCACAGGGTTTGGCAAGCAGCTTACCGCTAATATGTCACCAGCCATTCAAGGCGTAGCAAAAGCATTGTCTAACGCTACCGATGAAGCAGGCGGTATGGGGTCAATGGCAGACAAGGCATTCCAGTATATCGTCGATGGTTCTGCATTCGCTGTGAGCGCAGCGGATGGCGTTGGCCGTGCATTCACAATGACTTCAGATGCTATAATTGCAGGATTTGCGGCAGTGGCCAGCGGAATAGCTGATACGTTTTCCAGCTTGTTGAATCTTGCTAACGCTGTGCCTGGGGTTGAGCTTGACGGAGTAATAGAAAGCGTTGATAGATTCGCCTCTGAAATGGCTAGCGTCGCTACCAGTGCAGTTGATCATATTGCCACAGTTGCGGAAAAGGAATTAGCTGGCGAAACGCTGAAAGGTTGGATTAAAGAAGCTGAAGCAACCGCCGATTACACTCGCAATCTAACGAAAGAAGAAAAACAAATCCTTGGCGAAAAAGAAATAGCTCGACAAGAGGCGATGAAAAAAGAGGCTGAAGACGAAAAGAAACGCAAGGACGATTACATCAAAAACCTTAACAGCCGCGTGGATGCAATCCGTGAATCTAATAAGACAGAGCGTGAATTGTTAGATGATAAGTACGCTGAAGAAATAGAGATCATCAAAGAGGCTTATGCTAACAAGCAGTTGGCAGCAGATGAAGCTGCGTCTATAAGCCGTGATTCAGCGGACAAGCACAATAAAGCAATACTGGAAATGGAACGCCAAGTGGCTGATGAGGCCGAAAGAATTCATCGTGAACGTGAACAGGCAAAAGTTAAAGCTGTTAGTGATACATTTTCGAATCTTTCAACGCTGATGAATTCCGGTAGTAAAAAGATGTTCGACATAGGCAAAGCTGCTGCGTTAGCTAATACTGCAATGAGCACAGCGCAGGCGGCAATGGCGTCATACGCAAGTGTCGGCGGTGGGCCGTTAGGTGCGATTGCTGCTGCGTCTGCTATAGCGGCTGGTTTGGTACAGATGCAAAACATTCGCAAACAAAGCTTTAATGGCGGTGGTGGCGGACTTGCAACCGGTGGCAGTGTAACGCAAAATATCAACAGCGGTTCTGTGCCGGTTATTAACCGAAACATAACCGTTGACGTATCTGGCGAAACTGTTAGCCAGAATAGCCGCGACACGATACGGGCGTTAATCGGCTCACTAAACGAAAACATCGGCGACAATGTAACCTTAGGCGTTAGATAATGAGTTATGAAACAGCACAAAAAGTAAGCGGTAGGCAGCAGGTTTGGCTTGTTGAGCTGCATGTTAGATCGTGCAGCCTTGAATTCGGCGTTGGCGACTGCCCGGCTACAGGAACGAAATGCTTTAACACAGAAGCAACCTGCCCTGTCTATGAATCGTTTGCTGAGACTAACAAGATTTATAAGTTTATTGAACCTGTTGAAAATATGCCGTTATCTGATGGGTTCATACCATCATTGAAGAGCGTTAGCATAACACCAGGCGCTATTAAGGTTGGTGGCGGCCTTGGGTCACGCTCTGTTGCATCAATATCGTTTTATGATCATCCACATAGCGATATAGGTATAGACCCGTATCGCGACGATAGGGCTTATGATCCGTTTACCCGTGGAACGTTTTGGGGTAAGTTTCGGGCAAGGAATAAATACTTAATCGGCAGCCTTGTTAGAATTTACCATGGGTATATTACGAACAATAACATTACATCGTTCAACTACGCTAACGCTATTTCTATGGATTTTTACATAGAGAGCATGAGCCAGCCTGGAAGTGGCACGGTTTCAATAGTTGCCAAAGACCCACTAAAGGGCGCTGATGATAAAAGGGCGTTAGCTCCTAGGCAGAACAGCGGAAAGATACAATCGCCGATTACAAGCGCTGTAAGCCAAGTGATAACGCTACTGCCAAGCGGCGTAGGTGATCTTGAGTATGCCGCTACTGGCATAGTAAACCTTGGCGGCGTCGAGTGTGCTGAATTCACCCGCACAGGTGACGCCATGACGCTAACGACAAGGGGTGTTCGCGGCACTGTTGCAAGTGCGCACGCTGCTGAAGTTTATGTACAGCAATGCTTGGTTTATGACGCTGAACGTGCATCATTTATATGTAGTGATCTTGCTGGAACGTATGCATTAATAGATACAGATTTTATAGAAGACGCTGTTTGGGATGCTGAATGTGACAATTTCTTGCCAATGCTCTATGACGCATTTATAACAAATCCAACGCCGGTAATCAGTCTAATGTCGGCGCTTGGCACAGAGGCACCGTCTGATTATTTTTGGAATGAGCGCAAAAACAAAATTGAATTCAAGGCAATAAAGCCTGCCCCTGCTGATGCGCCTCTTTGGGATGATGACAAAACGTTCATCGAGTCCGACATATCAATTTCAGACGCTGCCGACTTAAGGGTGTCTACAGTAATAGTTAACTTTGACGTGATAAACCCGTTAGGCAATCTGGAAGATGCCAACAACTACCGCCAGTCCTATATTGCGACCGATACTGATAGCGTTAGGCAGTACGGAAGCCAAGCCATAAAGACAATCAACAGCAAGTTCATTTCATCAACTAACAGGGCTGCTGCTGAATTCGCTGCCAACGTTATCCGTGGAAGGTTTGCAGAGATGCCACTAAAACTTAGCGCTGAAATCGACCCAAAAGATGCAACGTTGTGGACAAGTGATTGCGTTAGAGTTGATCACTACAAGCTGCAGGATGAAACAGGCGCTAACGCTGTAACGCCGTTTCAAATAACATCGGTTACCCAGAAAGGGCAATCGTTAGATTATGAGATGATTACGTGCGGCAATGTAGGCGATATAACCACAGAGTTTTTGATCGTGCTGGACGGCGAGTATAACAATCTGCGCAACCCATACACCGAAATGCACTTACCGCCTCAATCGCTAAGGGATTTATTCGACCGCAGGTTCTCTGTTCCACCTGATGAGCGTACTGTTAGAGTGAGAATAACATCTAACGGCATTGTTGGTGGCAATGGCATGACATATCAAGGCACGCCATACCCTGGGAGCATTTATATAAATGACTCCCATTGGCCCGTTGAAACGCCAATCATTATCGAGATTGAATCCGGTGGCTATGTTGTTGGCGGCGGTGGTGATGGTGCTATTTTATTACCGGCTACTGAAGATAGGCGCTTGGCAAAAAATGGCCGTAGTGCAATCGTTACATACAGACCAATAACGGTATTGAATAATGGCGTTATTGCGGCTGGCGGAGGCGGCGGAGGTGGAACCTCTGGAACTTCTGGTACATCTGGTTTAACAGGTACATCTGGAACTAGTGGAATTAATGGAACGTCTGGTACTTCTGGTACATCAGGACGTAACGGTTATGCTGGTTTAAATGGTTCTAACGGATCAAGCGGTACTGATGGAACAAGTGGTACATCTGGTATTGATGGTGCAGCTGGAACATCTGGAACTAGTGGTTTAGATGGTTCACAAAATCTTTATATTGATAATCCACAAGCAATTGTAACTACTAATCCAAACTATGCTGCAGACTATGGTCCTTTAGCAGATAACGTAATAAACATTGGAGCACCAAGTAGAATTCTTTATATGCCAGTTGATGTAGTTGATGCAATTGCATTAGGTACATACGCAGCATGTTTCTCTGAATCTGTTTACATTGGTAAATTTGGTCAAGCAGCGCCTGGTTCTGTAGTTATTGGTATTAGTGCATTCTCTGCAGATTATTCTCAAATGAATAACTCTATTATCGGTAACCGAAGCGGTGTTTATGTTGGTGGTAACAACAACGTATTTGGATCTGATGACGAAGTATACGGAGGTGACTTTGGATTTGGTAGCAATAATATTTTAGGTAACGGTAATACAGTTGCTGGACAATACATTAACGTTATTGGTTCAGGAATGTCTGTTTTTGGACAATACGTTAACATCTTGGGTAGTAACCAAGTTGCTGGTAATTACACTGTTGCAATTGGTACAGAAAATCAAATAGTTGGAGATGATGCAATCGTTATCGGTCGTTCTAATTTATCTACTAATGGAGCAATGATTATTGGTAACAACATTACAGCTAATACGCCTAATACGCTATCAATCAATTTATTACAATCACAAGATACAGTAGCAAAAGACTTTGCAGATGATGCAGCTGCTGCAGCGGGTAATATACCAGTTGGAGGTTTCTATCACACAAACGGAACAGTTAAAATTAGAATAGCATAATA